GCGACATGTGGATACTGCTGGTCTAGCAAAAAACCTATTGTTTTTCTTGAGCATTAATATTAGCTATGCTAATATAATAGACCCTCATGGATGATTATTATGTTTAAACCTTTCGAACATCAATCGACTACAACCGACTTCATTTTAGAGCAAGACCGCTGCTTAATTACTAGCGATCCTGGTACCGGCAAGACCCGTAGTGTCATCGATGCATATGCCCAACGTCAATCTGGCCGCATGCTTGTTCTTGCACCCTTATCTATTCTAGAAGCAAGCTGGGCTGACGACATCCGTAAGTTCCAACCCGATATTACTTACGCCGTTGCATATGCAAAGAACAGAGAAAAAGCATTCTTATCCGATGCCAAGATTGTTATCACCAACCACGATGCAGTCAAATGGTTAGCTAAAAAACCAGAGCTTCTTGTTGACTTTGACACTGTATGTATCGACGAGTTTACTGCATACAAAAACAAAGATTCGCAACGCAGTAAAGCTGCTCACAAGATTTCACAGTTGTTTGACTACCGTATTGCAATGTCAGGCACACCAAACAGCAACACTATACTCGACATCTGGCACCCTACTATGCTGGTTGACGATGGCGAGCGTCTAGGTCACCGCTTCTACTCGTTTCGCGGTTCAGTATGTACATCTCGTTTCAACGGGTTTGCTAACGAGTGGGTTGACCGTGACGATGCTGAGCAGATCGTTGCAGCTGCGTTATGTGACATCAACATTCGTTACAGACTCGAAGACTGCTTAGATATGCCAGAGCAAACATACCATACAGCTCTTGTGACATTGCCACCTAACATTATGAAGCAGTACAAAACGCTGGCTGACGACTCTGTCCTCTACACAGGCAAAGCAACAATCAATGCAGTCCACGCCGGTGCCAAGATCAAAAAGTTACTACAACTTTGTACTGGCAGTGTGTATGACGCAGATGGTGTAGCTGAGACTATTCATACAGAGCGTTACGATGTTGTGATGCAACTTGTACAAGAACGTAAACACTCGCTTGTTGCTTTCAACTGGAAACACGAACAAGCAGAGATGGCTAAGATTGCCGACAAGCTCGGTATCAAACATGCAACCATCGACGGCAGTACGCCACCAACCAACCGTAAGTACATTGTTGACCGCATGCAAGCTGGTCAATTACAGGTTGTGTTCTGCCATCCACAGTCTGCAGGTCATGGTTTGACAATGACCAAAGCAACATCTGTTATCTGGGCATCACCCACATACAACGCAGAGCATTATCAACAGTTCAACCGCCGCATCTATCGTGCAGGTCAAACACAGCGTACTGAAGTTATACATATTGCAGCTCGTGATACATGGGAACCGCAAGTGTATGAAAAGTTATCTGGCAAGGTTGAACGCATGGAAGATCTATTATCGCTACTTAAAACACTCAACGATACAAGGAAAGCAGCATGAAGAATATCAATGAACTTATACAAGACAGAGCTGAAGTCAAAGATCAAATGGCGGATCTTAACATTCAACTCAAATATCTTAACCAGAAAAAAGATGAGCTTGATCGCGAGCTTATGATGAAATTGGACGAACAGGGCTTAGCGCGTACCGCGAATGACAAAGCCTCTGTCTCGATCAATACAGACACTGTCCCTGATGTAACTGATTGGGATGCGTTATACGCGCATGTCACTGAGACAGGTGACTTTAGTCTGTTGCAAAAACGTGTCTCGTCGGCTGCTTATAAAGAGCTACTTAAGTTAGGTGAAAATATTCCTGGCTTATCACCGCGTGAGATACGCAGGATCAATTTCCGATCCTTGTAAGACCAACTATGAAACATGAATCATGAAACTTGAACTATGAAACTTGGAGAATACTCAAATGGCTAAATCAAACACAGCAGTAGCAGTACAAATGGTAGCAGAACCTGGCAACGATTCAGGCTTACCTGCTCATCTTAAAGCAGTCGAAGGTGTCGGACGTGGTAATGAGAACGTCGGCGATGCAGTAACAGTGCCTCGCGTCAAATTACTACAAAAGATGAACAACGAGGTTGACAAGCACCACAATGATTACATTGAAGGCTGCTCTGTTGGCGACTTCGTTAACACATTATCTCGTGAAGTTCTTGGCGATGAGATCTACGTGATCAGCCTGCACTTCAATACCGAGTATGTTGTATGGCGTGACATTACCAAAGGCGGTGGTTATGGCGGCAACTTCAAGACTTATGCAGAGGCCGATGCCTATATCCAGGCTCAAGACAACCCTGCAGAGTATTCTGCTGACGAGACACATTCTCATGTATTGCTTATCAAGAATGCTGAGACTGGCTTGTTAGAAAAGTCACCAGTCATTATGGACTTTGCCAAGTCTAAGCTTCGCGTATCCAAAGGTTGGAACTCGCAGATTGGTATCAAAGGTGGCGACCGCTTCTCTGGTCTATGGAAGATCAAGGGCGTAACTACTGAGAACAAATCTGGCCAGACTTTCATGAACCTTGACGTAAGCTGGGTTGGCTGGGCAACTGAAGAAGATTACAAAGCTGCAGAAGCTTTATATAGCAAATACGCTTAACTTCTAACCTTTTGGGGACTTCGGTCCCCTTTTTTATGACTGAACACGATTTTATTCGATCAATACACCGGAAGTTATCTAAAGAAATATACACATGGAAGATACACGACACTTATGCTGGTGGAGTTCCTGATGCCTTCTATTCAGGCCCCGGCGGTATTCTATTTATTGAATACAAATACTTCAAAGAGCTGCCTAAGAGAGACACCACAAGGCTTCCTATAAAGGTGTCACAACTGCAAATTGAATGGCTAAACCGTGCATCTACCTGCCCAATGAGCGTCGGATTAGTAATAGGTTGTGAAAAAAGTGCAATATTACTAAAAAAGGGGTTTACTAATAATATTAGTAAACAGTATTATCTCGCTAATAAAGTGGACATACAATATATCGTCCAATGGATCGAACGGATAACACTAACAGGACAGGATAATGGCCTCAAGCGACCAGATTGCGAACAATCTCAAAAGGATATGGGAACAGAAAAAACGAGAAAATAAATTTACACAAGTTGGGGCGGCCAAAGAGTTAGGCTGGACCCAAAGCGCTATCTCCCACTACCTCAATAATCATACTGAAATAGGCACCCAAGCGATCATTAAACTCGCTAATTTTCTTGGGGTGTCTGCTACGGATATCGACCCAGATATACTCTCAGAACTACCCGATGTTAAAACATTAGATTATAAATTTAACTTATCAGATAGCACTAAGTCTTTGAAAGATAAGAAATTACCCTTCAAAATATCTAAAAAAAGTTTCGCTATTTACTGCGATGAACAGCAAACCATATATGGCACTAACACTCATGTTGCCAAGCATTCATACTTAGAAGTTGAAGAAGTTGATCCAAATGTTCCTCTCGGTAAACTCGAATGCTTGCTTGTAAAAATAAAAGGTAGAAAAGGTTTTAAATTCTGCCTTTCCCACAACCTACCGCCCGGTAAAATAACAAAGAAATATAGAACTATCGCATTGCGAATGCCTATAGCATTTAATATAGAAGATGTGATCAAAAAGTAATCTTTGCGATAAGATGGAAGTTTAGCAAGTGAGAGCGGTTTCACTTATTAGGAAAGCTAATTATAATAGCTCCACTAATAATTACCAAGGAAAGGATCCACCATGCACGATATACTTCTCACCACTTATGGACCATTCATGGATTTAGCTGAACTAGCTAAACTTCTCAAAATCAAAGCCCAAACACTTTACAATAGAATAGCAAAAGGTCTGCTGGAGATTCCGCATTTCAAAAATGGGAGAAAGTATTTATTCCCAACTGAAGCAGTCGCCGAATACCTCGATAATCATTTAGTACTCGCTTAGCAAATCCACGGCTTTGAGTTGGGTATAACGCTTGAGTTGTGCCCAATCTCGATGGCCGCTAACAGCCGCTACCTGCGGTATTGTCCAGCCCTTCTCAAATAACCTCGACACGCCTTCATGCCTCAAATCGTGAAAACGTAGGTTTTCAATCTTCGCCTTCTTAACTATTGCCACAAAAGCAGTTGTTATAGCCTTGGGGTCTTTAACTGGGAACACCAGATCATCATATTTAGAAAACTTCTTAGCTTTTTCCAACGCTTTACGCGCTGGTGGGAACATTGGGATTGTTTGATCGTTGCCTATTTTTTCTGTGGGGTGTTTTCTGTCGCGTATGAAGATTGTACCCTCTTTGAAATCAACATCTGCCCACCGCATACTGGCAATCTCACCCCTCCGCATCGCCGTATGTACTGCCACCTGGATTAAAGGACTCATCCACTGGCGACATTTAGTCTCTTCCGCTGCAACAAGAAGCGCACCAAACTCTCCATCTACTAATCTTCGCTCTAACGAGCGGCCACCACCCGTCATACCCACTTGGGTCATTGCTTTCAGTGCTTCTCTGACTGGATTAGTTTGCAAGGGGAACTTAAAAACAGTGATCCCAAAGTCCACGGCCTGAGCAAAATACGATAATTCTTTTTGGAGAGTAGCCCGACCGACTGTCAGGCGGCGGTAAGTGCCATAGTCCATTAACATCTGAGGTGTGAGTTCTTCGACCTCTAATTCACCAAAGTGTTTATTGATTTGTTTTATGGAATGAAGCTTTGATTTGCAAAATGGTTTGATTGGATTTACATATTCAAACCATCGTTGAAACATTTCTTTTACTTGTATGTCCGAGTGTGCTTTGAATTCAACGTACGTGCCCGCCTCCATAGCTGTTTCTGTTCTTAGTGCCCACTGCTTTGCAGCGATCCTTGTTGTAAAACATTTTGATACAGGTTTAAAACCTGCCTTTCTTACTTGTGCAAGTGTGCGCGTACCACGCTTCATAAATGTTGCCATTTTCATCTCCTATGAATATTAGCCATACTAATATTAGCTATACGGCACGTCAACTAATAAGTGCAACTAAAGTGCAACTAAAAAAGTTAAGGAGGTAAAAACGGTAATAAAAACAAGAAGTTAGAGCTATGGCGTCCCCTAGGGGACTCGGGTCTAAAAATCTTGTTTTTTTACGAATTTACCAACTATTTCAATGACTTGTAACAGGTAAGCTCAAGTAGGTTCAACCTCAATACTTACCGTTATTTACCGTTATTTACCACAAAGCTTGTTTCAACTGCAACTAAGTTGCAGTTGGGATGAGCATACCACTAGGCGTCAACCATATCTACACACTCACTATAAATAATAAGTGTTTTAAGGATGTCGAGAGCAGCTACTTTTTCATGCGGGAAGATGTGCCCATCATAGGATTCGAGCACTTCTTCTAAGGCATTATACATTTCATCATATATTGGTCGCCGCTCAACAAAATCCTTATGGCTTTTGATTTCTTTAATATCCATAAGAGACTCCTTGTATATCGTCACTTCTTGCGTAATTTCCCTCGATTGGTCTTACGAGAAGTAACTTTAAGGTTGCTTGACTTGTTGTTTTTGGGGTTATGATCCTTATGGTGTACATCTTTTTTATCACCCTTTTTGACCTTCCCCTTGGCCGCTAACTTTCTCCTGGCCGCGTTACGCCCTGCACGTCTCTGTTTCTGAGAATCAGATGCGTGATCTCGGGCGTATTCCTTCTTGTAATTACGCTTTCGTTTGGTTGGGTGTTTTGTAGCCATTTTTAATATCCTTTCTTAGTCTTTTTCTTCTTCTTTTTCTTCTTCTCAGGGGCGTTCAAGACACATTTTTTACCTTTAATATGCATAGGATTACTCCGGTTTAGTTGGCCAAACTACGTCATTGGGGTGAGTAGCTGACGAGTAGGTTTCAGGTATATTCCTAAGTTCTTGGCGATATGCCGCCCAAGCACTCTTTTGCTCAGGTGTTAATGGTGTGTCTGTGAATTGTGTCCAGTCCGACAAACCCAACCGCATGTCACGATCCCGTCTAATTGTCTCCCAGGTTAGCTGAATATCAGCTTCCCAAGTTTGTTCTTCACTCCATTTTGTAAACTCCATTCTTTTAGGCCTTTCGCCCCAAGAATTTGACAGTTTGTCCCAATACCATGTTTGCATCACAGTATCGGAATTTTCATTAACTGAAATATGTCGGGCCTGTAAATGCCCATATATCTGGCCATCGACATACATATTATCGTCTGCGGGGGTAACAACACTCGCAACCTCACCATTTGATTTTATAAAGGCCACTTTAATCATACTATTGTCCCTGTGATCATGGCCTTCTGGCCTAAGTAATAATATTCAGTAGAAATATTTGCGTAACCCGCAGCCACTGGTGCAAAATGTTTTGTACGAACACCAACTGATATGGCGCAACCTGTACCATGCGCCGCCTTATTAGCATCAACAAGGTCATTAACCATACCTAGGGTTGTGGTAACCCCTGGTATACCAATAGAAGTAAGAGTTGAGTGGTTATACTCAAATGTCACAAAATAATGTTGAATATAACTCTGAATATTTGTGGCTGGTATCCAGATTAATACCTGCCCTGACTTGTTAAAAGGTTTTAATAAAGCATATACTCCATCGGCGTTTGGCTCATAAGTTTCTAAATATTGGTTGTCCGCACCTGGAGTAAAATTAACTCCATAAGAAACATCGACCGAGGAAGTTGAACGCACTCTCATTTGTGGAGTTTCTGACGAATAACATAAACCGCCATCGGCTTTGCGTACATCCAACCCAAACCAAGGTGTAGATGCATATATATTTATTGTATAAGTTATGTAATTATTATTTATCAACCTATCCCTGAAGGCATCTGTTGCTATCCATGTCCACCTTTTTCGAGACTGTGTTGATCCATATGGGTACGGGGAGCCAGAGCCAAAAAAATAAACTGGCTCGGTTATGGTTTCAGCAACGGCATCATAGTCATAAAATACTGTATCAGCGATTTCTAACCCTTCAGTCAAATCACCAGTTAGGTTTATAAATTTAAACGGATTTATATCCTCTAAATCCTGCCACCATTCAAATGAAAGTTCTTTAGTTTCAGGATCAAATTCGAATCCAATACCGTATTCTATTGATGTCGTTAGTTGCCTTTGCCACTCCTGCTCAGGTCGAATATTTGTATACCCAGGACTAGTACTTGCTGGTCCCATTGCGGGTGGTAAGCCACCAGTGGTAAAAAGTTTCTTACTGATCATTCCAGGTATTGAACCAAATACCCAATTCGGATGTATATGTATTGTTGGGACTTCTGCAAGTAATTGAAAATTTGGTTGAGCAGTCGGTTCCCCATTAAGAGCAATCCAATCACTGTGTTTAATACATATTGCAAAACTAAGTATGTGGGCATCCCAGTTTTGATAGGAACGGTTGTGAAGATCATCATCATACTGCTCATATGGGCTAAAAAACTTTATATACTTTCTTCCGCTCACGGTTTTTTCTAAATATGTAACTTGGACAGCAACACCTTTATCTCTACCATTATCATTTAAAGATGGTAACTGAGTCGTAGCATATCCAAGAACATCATTCTTGCCAGCCCAATTTGTTTCCCATTTTGGTTTTACAAAGATAGAGTAATCTTCTGGTAAATTTTCAGGTAGTGCATTCCATCCATAAATGTCTTTATTATAACTCGAATAAATAAACGGCACAGGAATACCAGGCGCTTCAAGTAGTGATGATGCTGTGTATTGAACACTGGATATATCCTCTGGGACATCGTAAAAAGCACCAAAAGCATTAAGCTCGTATGACATCCATGCTGTTGATCGATAAAGAACAGCTAAATTATCGTACTCTCCATCAATCTGAACAAACCCAGATTCGTTTGTAGCATAAATACCATGGGCCATACTAAATCCTATAAACCTCAAATGCTAAAGCGAAATTATTGCCACCTGCAGCCAAAGTACTAGCCACCCTTACCACCCCAGTTTCTGGAATCCAAACCGCACTATTCCCAACAGCAATACCAGTGTATTGCGCGATGCTTACAGTTAAAGCCCAAGTTGGATCTGTAGCACTTATACCTGGAACAATTATGTCGTGAGAACCTGGCATAGTAAGATTTGTGGAGTAGTAACTCATCACAAGCCGAGCTTGCCGATCATTAGTATCGAGTCGAATGTTTCCGTATTCATCATATACACGCAGTCCATGTAAATCAGGCATCGAGATTACCTATTTGAACGCGAAGCACAGTACCATTAAAAATCTTAATATTATCGTTCCTTATCTCGAGCCGTGAGCCACTTGCCGTTGACGTAACACTAATCCCACCGATCCCCTCAACATTTACATTACCTACATCGATTGTGCCTGCATTAATTTTATCGGCAGAAACATTGGCTATTTTGGCGTCATCGATTTCAGCATCACCGATTTTTGCTTTAACAATTGACCCATTCTCAATAAAGGCTTGGTTTATATAAGTACCTGCAGGTACATCTTCGCCACCAATTTCTGTGTCGACAGATCTAACTTGGAATGGCGTCGCTGTAGAGGTACCTGTACTCTGAACTTGGAAAGCGGTGGCTTGTACTTTAAAAGCAGAAAGAGGCGCTGCATTATTTAAATCAATAGCAAGCCCATAACCACTAACAAAACCTTGGGCATTTGCTTTAACTGTGTAACGTGCTTCTAAACCAGCGACTGCCGACGCCTCAACTTCGATGGCTGCTTTATTTGTGGCATTGTCAGCGGTAACCTGTTGGACTGATCTAGCGAGTGCCGAGTCACTTGTAGTCGATACAGTATTCAGTGCTTGAATCGCGGCAGATACTTCTTGACCTGATAACCTTGCAAGACCTTTGTGTTCCCAATACTCGTCTAGAAAAGGCGAACGGCCAGTGTTACCAGATCTAGCTTCAAACATTGCATTGTCATAAGTGAATGACCGGCCAGGATCACCATTCGCCAATGTTTCTACGACTTTAATATTTCGATAATAATATTTTTGGCGAACAACAGGTGGACCTACCTGTGTTCCTATACCCCCCGAACCAATTCTAATTTCGATTGATGCAGCGAGAGCATTAGCGTCAGGTGTGTAAGTGTTACTCAAAGTTTGATACGAATCGGTAGTTAATTGATTAGAAAAAAGCGTCCTTTTCCAGGTCCCGTCTACTAAATAACTTGAGGCCGTACTTCCTGGAGTGCCTTTACCTATATAAAGTTTATTTTGGGGTAAAGCCGTATTTCGACGCTCATATACATAAGCATTGTTCTTTGATACTTCGGTGAAACCAGAATCTGTCTTGGTCTCAAGGCTAATTGTATAGGTAGAGCCAGGTGTAACAGAAAAGGCAAGTAACGCCATGCCGACATTTGTGTCATAAGGAGACGTAACATCGTCGCTTGTTAGGAAGATTGCGTTTTCATCTACAGAGTAACCATTAACACCACCACTAAATGCCATAGCCGCAGTAAAAATATTGTCCGATTTAATTGAAACAAGGTCGCCTGCGTCGTAAGAAGTGCTTCCACCATAAGGATCAGGTGCAACAATGTCTTGTGGTGTTGTACTAGATTCAAGTATATTTACCCTGTCGGCAACCGCTGATAGGCCAGTAGCCTCA